AGGTGGTGCCTGCTGCTGCTCTTCCGTTTGCTGTTGCTGTTCAGGGATGCTTTGCTGCGGCTCTTCGATGTTTTCTTCTTGCTGTTGCTGAACGACAGGTTCTTGAGTTTCAGAAGAAGACTCTCCAATATTTTCTTTAGGTTCATCTGTTGAAATTGCTGCGTCGAGTGCTGCATCAATTGCTGCATCGGTATCGTCATCGATTTTGTCTGCTTCCAATGAGGGATTTCCATAACCAGTTACATCCATTTCTGCTTTTTCGTTTTCGTCTGACATATATTTATTTTTGGGTTTGTTTATTTAGATCGCATTGATTTTGCTCCACGGCATTTCCATTTTTTGCGTGAAAGATTGTTAGGTGAATTGGGGTCATTTTTCCAATCTCCCTTAATTTTCAAAGATCGCGCACAATAGGCATCTCCTTTTTTAGTGCCGGGGCGAATGCGGTCCTTGCCGTCTTTTGCTTTTCCAGCCTGACCGTATTTGACCGTGCGGGTGCGTCCTGTTGCTTTGTTGGTTACTATTTTTGTGAAGCGTTTTTTTATTTCAGCCATATCTTTTTTGCGGTTTTTGCTGCTTCTCTAAATGCTTTTGCTGTTGGAGAACCCTTTGTGCCGGGCTTACGCATTTTTTCGCCACTACCAGCAGCGATGCGTTTCTTTTTTGCATGAATGTTAGCGTATAGTCCTTTTTTCATGTTACATTGAGGTGAATGATCCTGCTGATGGATCTGTTGATTCTGTTTCGCTTGCAATCATATCATCAATTTCTTTTATAGCCTTCTCAAATCCTTCTTTGAAGCGAGCTTTTAATGCTACTTCTTCAAGCGTGACACCATCACAAGTTGGAATTCTTGTTTTTAAATATAGTCGGAATTTATTCCCGCTTTTCTGTATGTATTCGCGCAGCTTGGCTGCGTCCGATTGATCCCAAATCATTTTATTTTTTTTCTTCTTTTTTCCCTATAGCAGATGCAACTTTATTAGTCATTTTGTTCCATGCTTTTTTTGCTGCTTCTTTTAGTTCTTTTGGGCTAACAATGCCCTGATCTGACATTCCTTGTTTTTCAAGCCTCTCGTAAGCAGCTTGCTCTTCAGCACTCAATCCTTTTTCAATTTCCATTTCTTTGTCGGACCTTGATCCAAGATTTGCATACTTTTCAGACTCGGATTTTGACCCAAGTCCCGTAAGTTTTTTTGATTTTTTGTCCATGTTGTTATCCCGCTGTTGGTGGTTTTGGTGGTGCCGCTATGGCATTGATCGTTTGAAATTGATTTGGCATCTGTTCGCTTGTTGCCTGCCCCATAGCTTCAGCTTGAGCCACGGACGGTCTTTTGCCGCCCCCTGCTCCTTTTACTGCGGCAGCAGCAGCAGCAGGAATAACCTCTTCCGCTGGTGGAGCGTTCAATCCTGCGGTAAGTTTGGCATAAGCCAATTTTAACCCGTCTCGCATTTGAGCAATTTGCTTTTTATCTCCACCTTTTGCTTCCGCTTGCGTCAAGTGACCAACAAAATGCTGCAATGCTTTGAAAAATGGTTGAACCAACTCTGGCGGCAACGCTCCCTCTGGTGCATTTGCAATGACAGGCATGAGTTTTGCCATAAGGGTGTTCAAATGCACCATATCGTTGTCGCGAGGCGAAATTGGCACTTCCTGACCAGCAAGAATGCTTTGCAATTCCATAACTTGCAGTCGAGTAGACTCAATTGCGTCTGCTTCTACCATATTCGATGGCAAAATAACGGTATTTGCAATTTCTTGACCCACTTTTCTGCTCCAATCCAGCTTTATTAACTCTGATTGGTTAATTTGAGGGTTTCCTGCGTAACGCTGGATCAAAAGATCCAGAATTGCGTTGTCTTGGTTGAGTGTATCTGGCAAAAGTTCATTAGCTGGACTAAATGCCATAAGAATAATGTCACTCGGAGGCAAATTTCGGTCCAACATTGCAAGGCAACAAGCAATTGCGTCTTCATCCAAGTGTCGAGGCACCTCAAATGGCACCATAAAGCTCGGCAAAGGCAATCCTGCTTCTTCAAAAGCGTCAACCACTTCTCGTTTCGCCCAGACAGCAGAAGGATTCTGCAATTTCGCCATATCCAGAACGGTTTTAAGCTCGGAAGCCGCACGAATATGCTCTGGGTGGCAGATCCCCCGCTGCATTCGCTGAACCGCTTGTGCATATTGCATCACCCACCTTGAAAGAATGCCCTCGCGGATCTGGTTTTCGATGGCAGCAACACGGTTAATTTCGCTTGCAGTCTTGTCTCCCGTTTGAATACCCATTGCTGACGATGGAAGGAAGGTTCCAACCAGAATTTCAGCGGTTGCTGATACAAAGCGATCAAGATTTATGAAGTCTTCAACATCGGCAGGCATCTGCTGTTGCAAAACTTCGTAACCCTCGGCTACAAACGCCACAGGATGGTTCACAGTCAGGGGTGCAACGCCCGTTTTCGCATTTGCAGTCTTCTTTAGAAGCAACATCCCGCGCAGATATGTGTTATCCACGATGAGATTTCGTGCCTTGTCTACGGCAATGTGCGTGTTGTAAAGGTCGCGCCCAGCACCTCGGCTGGACATCAATGATCCAGACCCAATTTCGATAGCAAAAAGTGCCAAGCAATCGGACATCTTGTTGTAACGATCAAGCTGGGTGCAAATTTCATCCCCAGATTTGTCATCGAAGAGGAATCTGCTTATTTTCCCGTTTGGTTCTTTGACCAAAAGCTCGCCCAATTCGACATATTTTGCATCATTCTCGTAGCTTGCCCCATAGCTCCCCTCACGCAACCAATCTTCGATGCGGCGAGCATCATCGTCGCTATCCAATGTCCTGCCTGCTGGGGTTGCGTTGTTAATCGATTTGACCAAATTCTTGATATGCCACCCTGCAAGTGCAGAAAGCTCGGCATCTTCAAGAACAGGCAACAACTCGGCAATTTGGTATCGACGCTTCCTTGCCCAGATTGGAGTTGCGTCTGTGTGTTGTGGAGTTTCAATGCTAAAAAAGGTGTAGTCTTGCCGCAAAAACTCTGGCTTCCAATCGCGAGTATCGTCCCAGCACAGACCCGTGAATCCAAAAGTGGTGTTCTCATGGACAATTTGTGCAACCATATCGGTATGCCCTGACCAACCACGCACACACTTTGTTATTTCCTCGCGAAATACCTTTGTCTTTTGCTCGGAATCGACAGATTCAATGGGAAATTTGCTATAGGTTAGAGTGCTTGCCTGCTCAATAACTTGTTTGAACGGAGGCTGGATTCGCGCAATAAGTGTTGAAAGGAATCCTGTAGGACGGTTACTTCTCCAATTTTGCCCCATACTTTCCAGTTTTTTTGGAGAGTAGGGTGGTTCATTGTTAAGTTTCTTTTGGATCATCGCATTTTTGCGATTCCGTTCGACATTTTGTTGCTTTAGCCTCCTGTATGCAGAATGTGCCTGTGCCGCATCTTTGAATGTTCTGCGGACTTTTAGCGTGTCAGGATCGACAACATCATTCTTGCTGCCACCAGCATTGCGAATCGGTAGATCGATGCGTTGATCTTTGTCGCTTGCATCACGAATGCGCGGAGCTTTTGATGCAAATTGATTAGTAACTGTAGCGGGCAGAGGTTTTATATTAGCCATTTAATTTGAGCCAGCAATTTTCTGGCAGATCGTTGGATTTGTTGAAGTGATCTTTATCGAAAAAAACAGCAGCACGATTGTCGTGGCGCATGATTGAGCATCCGCCCAGCCATTTTGAAGTGTGCGTGTCTCGCCCCTGACGAATTGCGCTGGTCAATCGTTGTGTGGCAGCAACACAGGATCCACACCCACTTTGCCAGTTCATGTTCTTCGTGCAATTAATGCAAATTTTTGATCTTTGTTCAGCAAGATCGTCTGAAACCATCAAGATCGGCTTTTGTGAATTCAATATGTTTTTTGACCAAGTGACTATGTCATTTAGCAATTCACTTTGACGATTTGGCGGGACAACACTCGTCACAGTAACGGAATCAACACCGTGACAGTTTTTGGGGAAAGAACCGCAAATAAAACTATCGACATCTCCTTTCACATCGCTAATCGGGAGATGATTTTCTGCCCTGTAGTTCTCGACTACTTCATACAAATTCTTCAAGCTATAAGCAGAAAGTTTTGCATCACCGTCTACGAAGTGCCACCCGCCGGGCGGAACAAGACCATCGATAACTTTTGCCATTTTTTGAAGATTTAGCCTCGGAAAATTGTTTTACAAGTGATTTTTTTAATTTTTTTCCAAATTATTCACTAAAATCTACGAATTCCATTTTTTCAATACCTTGAATCGGCTTGTCCATTTTCAGTTTTGGCTTTTCGTCAACCATTGTTGCTGTTGCACCTCCCCGTTGTCGCAGCAAATAAACCAACAAACTTAATGAATCCAAGTGATCTGGACTGTGTTGTCTGGTTCGTTTTACATAATCGCCTTTGCTTTCAACCCTGACTAAACCCGTGCCAACTTGCTTGTACCGTCTGGCGATTGCCTGCCTTACCAGTTCTTCTACTCGAAACGAAGGAGATATTTTCAAGAATTCAAATTCAAGATATTTTGCCAATCCAAAAATTAATTCTGTAACAACCCCTGAATAAAGTTCATTCGCCCTCTGTGAATCCTCCCCAAGAATTCTGGTTTCGCTCGCTGCCCAAGAGTAATTAACTCCCATCACTTCTGAACCGTAAAGTGTGGACAATGCATCGTGGATTCCAGCACCGTTGCCAGTTCGATCCACACATAGCCAATTGGGTCCGATTCTCATTTCTTTTGCCCACCGAATAATTTGGTTAGTTTGCTCAAGTGTGGGCATTTTGGGAAAGTTAATTTGCGAATCCAACTGCAATGCTATTCGTTGGTTTTTAAATTCTCGAAATTTGCCGTCCCTCGGAGTCCAGCCATCGCAAAGTCCGAATCTGCCGAAACTGCAAACAACCTGATCCCGCCCCTCCAGCGCAAGGTCAAAAGCAGCAAGTGGCACCACAGGTCCGACAAAGCGCAAATTCCCCATCGCATTGTCCATCATGGCTGGGGTTATGATTCCCATTGCGATGCCCTCCTGCGGGAAGAATCCTCGCGCCATCGTGTAGTATTCTGGCGTTTTCCCGCGAGCCTCGTATGCCATGTAACCTTCGTAGGTCTGGAAGCCGGGGAACATCACCTCCCGCTTAACTACATTTTCGCATCGGGCGGCATCCAATCGCAAAATATGCCACCCCTCCCTGCTCTCCCACTCGAAATCCTCCTCACAGTCGATTGACTGCCATCCTCGTTCTGGTTCGCATCTTTTTCCGAACTCGCTGGTGCGGTCTTTCGGGTTAGATGCGCCGAATATTTTGATGCGCCCCTTGCTGTCTCGCGTGTCGGCGGCAGACAATATGTTCTGCAATCCCTCCCACACCCCAGCAGGAACTTCCTCTGCTTCGTCCAGCACAACATGGGTTCTCGACATCGTTCCCCAGCGAGGATGGGCTTTTACGCGAGGAGAGGGGTGGAACCCGCGCAGGGTGCCAGCACCAGAGTCGCCTTTCGGGACAGCAACAAGGTGAATTCCATTTTTATCGTCATCGTTGACCTGAATTGATTTCACCAAATCGGACTCGCCTTTGTACTCTGGCTTGACCAATGCCGTGCGATAAAAAGTTTTTATAGCCGCGAAAACATTTCGTTGAGCGTGTTGCTCGGTCAAAGAAACAACTTTGATACAGGTGTATTCTGGGTCGCGCATCCAATCCAACAAGAACCATGCCGCCGCATTGAAGGTCTTTCCCATCGCGCCAGCACCCTGAATGAGTAGCTTGTCATGCTCAAAAAGGCACCTCCATGTGTCTTGCGCGGATCTTGGTCGCCAATCGTAAACTTGCTCGCCCCATAGAACCGTTGCTGCCGCTTCAAATTGGTCCCCGTCCAACAGGTGCTTCACAAATTGCATGACCACTTCCCGTGATTTTTTCTCGTCCAGAACAAATTTTTTAGCATTTGTCTGCCCTACATTCTTTAGAATGTACTCGGCGGCATACAGAATTCCCATGAGTTCATGCCGATCCGCCTGCGCCCGCACCTCTCGCGCAATGTTTAAGACTCCCTGAATATTTGGGTTTTCAGTAATCATTTCCCGCAAAGCGGACAAATAGAAAAATTATTAATAAGTTTTTCTTGTGCAATAATTTTATTGGAAACCAATGCAATTAAAAGCGCAAGAGTGACCAGCATTATTGTTAACAACTTTTCTTTCATTCGTGCAGTTTTTTCCATTTTCCAGCGGGACAAGATTCCGTAGCCATTACTGATTTTAATTCCATATTGCATCCACAGATTTTGCACTCTCCCATTTCGGCGTATGCTTCAGGATCGTAGTGATCACAA